TGGATGCGATGGAAGAGTATACGTGGGGTGTGCGGCGCGAGGTGCGAAGGTTTAACGCCGGGCTTCCTGATGATGTGGAGCCTATGCATCTCCCTGATGTGCCCGAGTTTTTGAAAGATACTGTTGATGGTGGAGGTGAGTAGGGTTGAGGGAGTTGGAGGAAGAAAAAAGGCAGCGCCGCAATTTTGAGAAGGCTTCACTGTTGCTGTTGTTTTTGTCGCTTGTGTTGTTGGCGGTGGTTGCTGGGGGTGCTTTACGTTTCGGGGCTGTATCCTCTGAGCGGGATTCGGAGCAGGCGAGGGCTCAGTCGAATGGTACAGCAGCTAAAGGTTTGGCTGCCCGTTTGAAGCAGGCGTGTGCCTCTGGCGGGCAAGAGTCGGTGCGTCTTCACCAGTCTGGCTTGTGTTTGGATGCTCAGCGTGTTGAGCGTAGCGTGCAGGGTGTGCCCGGCCCGGCCGGTGTACGTGGTCCACAAGGCCCTGCAGGCGCTGACGGCCGGGATGGTGTTAATGGTTCGGCTGAGCTGGTTGGCCCTGTTGGTCCGCAGGGTTCTCCCGGTTGGAATGGTGTGAAAGGTCCTGACGGGTTGCCTGGTGCGAATGGATTGGATGGCCATGATGGTGTTCCGGGTAGTGCAGGTGCTGACGGTGTGAACGGGGTTGACGGCGCTGACGGTCGGGATGGTTCGGCCGGTGAGCGCGGTGATGTGGGCCCTTCAGGTCCTGCCGGCCCGCAAGGTGCACAGGGTGAACGTGGTGAGCGCGGCCCCGCCGGTGCGAACGGATCCGATGGCAAGGATGGTAAAGATGGGCGCTCGGTGGTGTCTGTGTACTGTTCCGGGGGTCGCCTGGTTGTGAAATATAGTGACGGTGTGGCTTCTACCGTATCGGGCTCGGTGGCCTGCCAGGGTGTGAAACCGTCGCCTATAGTGACTATATCATCCCACAAATAGAAAGGAGTGGCTGTGATGGTAGTGTTTGGTGGTGACATGTTGTGAGGTTTATTCCTGCGGCGCATCACTCGAGCGGTTCGAATAGTCCGGTGAATAGGGTTGTGATTCATGCGACATGCCCGGATGTGGGGTTTCCGTCTGCCTCGCGTAAAGGGCGGGCTGTGTCCACGGCAAACTATTTCGCGTCCCCATGGTCTGGTGGTTCGGCACATTATGTGTGCGATATTAGTGAGACGGTGCAATGTTTGTCGGAGTCTACGATTGGGTGGCATGCCCCGCCGAATCCGCATAGTTTGGGTATAGAGATTTGCGCGGATGGGGGTTCGCACGCCTCGTTCCGGGTGCCGGGGCATGCTTACACTAGTGAGCAGTGGCTGGATCCTCGCGTGTGGCCTGCAGTTGAGAAGGCGGCTGTCCTGTGCCGGCAGTTGTGTGACAAATATAATGTTCCGAAAAGGAAGCTTAGTGCAGCCGATTTGAAGGCTGGCAGGCGGGGTGTGTGCGGGCATGTGGATGTGACGGATGCGTGGCATCAGTCGGATCATGACGATCCGGGGCCGTGGTTTCCGTGGGACAGGTTTATGGCCGTGGTCAACGGCAAAGATGAGAGTGGGGAGTTAACTGTGGCTGATGTGAAAGCCTTGCATGATCAGATTAAACAATTGTCTGCTCAGCTTACTGGTTCGGTGAATAAGCTGCACCATGATGTTGGTGTGGTTCAATTACAGAATGGTGATTTGGGTAAACGTGTTGATGCCCTGTCGTGGGTGAAGAATCCGGTGACGGGGAAGCTGTGGCGCACTAAGGATGCTTTGTGGAGTGTCTGGTATTACGTGCTGGAGTGTCGTAGCCGTATTGACAGGCTTGAGTCTGCTGTCAACGATTTAAAGAAGTGATGTGTTGTGGGTAAACAGTTTTGGTTGGGCTTGTTTGAGCGTGCCCTGAAAACTTTTATTCAAACGTTTGTTGCTGTGTTGGGTGTGACGGCGGGTGTCACTTATACTGCGGAGTCGTTTCGCGGTTTGCCGTGGGAGTCTGCCCTGATTACGGCCGGGGTTGCTGCAATACTGTCGGTTGCTACCTCGTTTGGTAGCCCGTCGTTTGTGGCCGGCAAGCCTAAAACCACGCCTGTGGATGCGGGCTTGGTTCCACCGGATGATGGGGGCTTGGTTGAGCCGCACTCGGTGGATGTGTCGGATCCTGGCATGATCGAGCCTGCAGATGATGCGGATCTTGGTGTAGGCTATGCGCCGAAACACGCTGCCGAGTCGGAGGTTGGGACGGTAGAGTCTACTGTTGCATAATTGAACATAGATGTGTGCCCCAGCGGTGCTGCCACGATCGTGTGGTGGTTGCCGCTGGGGCACTATTTCTGTTTATGCGGTGTGGCTATGATTCGTTGCGGTCGATGGTGTCTTCGAGCATCTGATACAGGTGGAGGCAGGTAGAGATCGTATCGCTGGCCTGGTCTAGAACGTTCCGGCCGATAACGTTTTTGTGGTTGTCGCGGTGGCGGATGATAGCCCACATGATCTCGTCTGCCGACGATTGTAATAGTTTTGCCTGGTATGCGATTCCGGCGAGCCAGTCTAGTGCTTCCTGGCTTGCATAGGGGCTCTGGTCCTCGCTGTTGTCACGGGTGTTGCTGTTGTTTGTGGGGTGTCCTGCACTGTCGCATAACCACAGGATTTCGCTGCACTCGTCTAGCGTGTCCTGGTCGATAGCGAGATCGTCGAGGCTGACTTCGTTGACGGTAAGGTTCACGTTGTCGAGTGAGATGGGTACACCGTACTGGTTTTCGACACTGTCAACAATGTTTTCCAGCTGTTGCATGTTGGTGGGCTGTTGTTGGACGATACGGTGTATCGCTGTGTTGATGGTGGTGTAGGTGATATTGTGTGTGTTGTTCATGGTTTTATCCCATCCCTGTGCTGTCGTCGTTTTCGTCTGGATAGTATCTACTGTTTGCGTAGCCTGTTAGGGTGATGAGTGTTTGGTCTGCCCACTGTTTCACGGTTTGTCTTGTCACTCCGAGTCGTTGGGCGGCCGACGCATATGTTTGGTCATATCCATAGACTTCCCGGAATGCAGCTAGTCGGGCGAAGTGTTTTCGCTGTTTGGATGGTTCACAGGTGAGGGTGTAGTCGTCGATGGCTAGCTGTAGATCGATCATGGAGACGATGTTGTTGCCGTGGTGTTGTGGCGCGGTTGGTGGTGGTGGCATTCCTGGTTCGACACTCGGTTTCCATGGGCCTCCGTTCCAGATCCATTGAGCGGCTTGGATGATGTCGGCAGTGGTGTATGTGTGGTTCACTGGTAATCCTTAAACAAGTCGTTCATGTTGCTGGTGTCGAATCGTCCCACACAGTGGCAGTAGTCGTACATGAGTTTAATAATGTGTTGATGGTCTCCCAAATAGGTGTTTCCGCTGATGCTGTAGGTGGCTGTGCCGTCTTTACTGATGGTGTATTTGGCGGTGATGGTTTCGGGGTTTTCGGTGTTGGTGATGATGGCTGTGGTGGTGGTGCCTACTGTTTGGAGCACGGTGGTTTGGGTTCCGTCGTCGAGGATGGTTTTAACCATGAGGGGTTCTCCTTTTAAATGCTGGTTTGGTTGTCGGCTAGATGAATGATATCGGTTAAAGGTTTCGGTTGGTCTAGGTGTTGTATGGTTTTGTTGGCTAGCCGTTTGGCTACCCTGTAGCACATTTTGGTATAGTGTTTGTTGTCTAGGTTGTGGTATTGTTCCCGCACCGCAATATATAGTAGGGAGTCTTGGTACAGGTCGTCTGCACTGATTGCGGGATAGTGTCCGGCTGTTTTGGTGCATGCCCGGTTGAGTGTGCGAAGATGATGGTCTGTGGCCCATCCCCACGATGCGGTGGTGGCTAGGTCGGCTTTTGTTGGTCGTCTGCTCATGGCACTATTACCTGGCTATCTGGTAGTTGTTTGGTGTTTTGTTGTTGATAGTGTAGCACACGAGTCCGGGGTTTCCGGTGGTGCCTGTGCGGTGCCGGAACCATGTGGATTCGCCTTCCATGGATGGGCATTGGATGAAGGTGCGTTGTCCTTGCTCGGAGATTTCTAGGTGGTGTCGGTGTCCGGCCATGAGAATATTAGATACGGTGCCGTTGTGGAATTCTTGGCCGCGCCACCATTCGTATTGTTTGCCGGTGCGCCATTGGTGTCCGTGGGCGTGCAGGATTTGTGTGCCTGCCACGTCGACGGTGGTGGTCATTTCGTCTCGGCTGGGGAAGTGGAAGTGTAGGTTGGGGTAGTTGTTGGTGAGCTGGTAGGCTTCTGCTATGGCGCGGCAGCAGTCCACGTCGAAGGAGTCGTCGTAGGTGGTGACTCCTTTTCCGAATCGTACGGCTTCGCCGTGGTTGCCTGGGATGGATGTGATGGTGACGTTGGCGCAGTGGTCGAATTGGTGGATGAGTTGCATCATGGCCATGCGGGTGAGCCTGATTTGTTCGGTGAGGGGTGTTTGTGTGCGCCAGGCGTTGTTGCCTCCTTGTGACACGTATCCTTCGATCATGTCGCCGAGGAATGCGATGTGGACTCGTTGCGGTTTGCCTGCCTGTTGCCAGTAGTGTTTGGCGACTATGAGGGAGTGCAGGTAGTTGTCGGCGAAGTGTGCTGTTTCTCCGCCGGGGATGCCTTTGCCGATTTGGAAGTCGCCTGCCCCGATGACGAAGGCCGCAGTGCTGTAGTCGGTGTGGGTGTTGTCGGCTGGTTTTGGGGGTGTCCATTCGGCTAGTTTATCGACGAGTTCGTCTACAGGGTAGGGGTTTGTTGCGGGTTGGTGGTCGATGATTTTTTGTATGGATCGGCCTGTTTCTCCGTTGGGGAGTGTCCATTCGGAGATGCGTGTACGCCTTACGGTTCCGTTGGCTAGATTGTCGTCGATGGTGTCGATGGCGTTGTCGTGGTTGGCTAGTTGTGTGAGGAGCCGGTCTATGTTGTCTCTCACTGGTTTTCCTCTTCTTTTTTCTGTGTGGTGTTGGCTTGTTTGCGGCGATGGTCTTTGATGACGGTGGCGGAGATGGGGTATCCGGCTTCAGTGAGCATTTGGGCTAGCTGTGTGGCGGGGATGGTTTTGTCGGCGAGTACGTCGGCGGCTTTGTTGCCGTAGCGTTGAATGAGTGTTTCAGTTTTGGTTGCCATGATGTCCTAGGGGTTGTGTGGTGGGCTGCCATCCTGTGCGGCAGTTGCCGTCGTGTCCTGGTTTGCGTGTGCACCACGATACGGTTCCGTCGGTGTGGTGGAGTGTTTTGCCGCACATGACGTTTTGTAGATGCTCCGGCAGTGCGCCGTCACCCTGGTTTCTGGTTTTTGTGTCGAAGAGTGTTTTCTGGTTGGTGAAATGTTCTGACACGGTGCCATTATGCACGGGTAGTATCCATGTTTTCCATTGTTGTTGTAGCCGGGTGTTCCAGTGGAATTGTTTGGCGGCGTTTTCTGCCTGTTTTATGGTTTTGTAGTAGCCGACGAGTATGCGCTGGTGTTGCTGGTCGGGCGGGTTTTGGCCTCGCCAGTATTGTGCCGCGACGGCGTAGCGGTTGTTGTCGGTGAAGGTGTTCCAGCAGTATTGGATGATGTTGTTGAGGGTGTCATCTGGCAGATCATCTGGGTTGAGGTTGGTGGCCTGGGTGAGGATGTCTCGGATGGTTTGAAGGTTGCGTTTTGTGGGTTTGAACGAGATGCTCACGATAGTGCCGGCTGTTCGTCTTGCATGAACTGGTTGAAGGTGTTGTTCCCGGCGTGTTGGGCTTGTGTGATTTGCTGGTCGGTCCAGTCGGGGTGTTGCTGTTTCAGATAATACCAGTGGCACGCATTGTAGGTTTCGTTTTGTAGCCGTGTGAGATGGTTTTCTTCGATGATTTGTTTCCACATGGTCCATGACACGTCGAGCCGGTCCAATATTTCTATGGCTGGGATGTTGAATTGGTTGAGGAAGAGGATTTCGTGGGTGTAGTAGTTTTTCTCGTAGGCGTCCCATCCGCTTCGGTGCCTGTTGGGCTGGTTTTTGGGGTAGGCTTCCCGGCATACTTTGTGTAAACGTTTGGTCATGTCTTTGGGTAGTTTAATGTCGGGGTTGGCGCGGATCATGGATCGCATCCCGTCGTAGGTGGTGCCCCAGGTGTGCAGGATATGTAGTGGGTCTTCACCATCGGCCCATTTTTCTGCACAGATGGCGAGGCGTATACGCCTCCTGGCTGCTTGGCTGGTGTTGCGCCGGTTGGGGATTGGGCACGTGTCGAGGGGATCCATGATGCTTTTTTATGCCTTTCTTTGTGTGGATTGCTTGTGTGGTTTTATTGTAGCACTGTGTCTAGTGCTTGTGTCAACCCTGTTTTTCCTTCCTGTAGGTAGGTGTCTGTGACATCCCCGAGGGTGAGGGGTACGTGTATGGCTTGCGGTAGGGCTTGGGTGAGGGTGTGAGCCATCTGGTCTCCTGCAGGGTCTGGGTCTGACCAGATGTAAACATGGTCGTAGCCTTCGAAGAATTTGGTCCAAAAGTTTTGCCACGAGGTTGCGCCGGGGATGGCGACGGCGGGCCATCCGCATTGTTCGAGGATCATGGAGTCGAATTCGCCTTCGCAAATGTGCATTTCGGCTGCCGGGTTGGCCATGGCGGCCATGTTGTAGATGGAGCCTGTGTCTCCGGCCGGTGTCAAATATTTGGGGTGGTTGTGTTCTTTACAATCGTGTGGGAGTGAGCAGCGGAAACGCATTTTTCTTATTTCGGCTGGCCGCCCCCAAACGGGGTACATGTATGGGATGGTGATGCACTGGTTGTAGTTTTCGTGGCCGGGTATGGGGTCATTGTCGATGTATCCAAGGTGGTGGTAGCGGGCTGTTTCTTCGCTGATGCCTCTTGCTGAGAGCAGGTCGAGTATGTTTTCGAGGTGTGTTTCGTAGCGGGCTGAGGCTTTCTGGATTCGGCGGCGTTCCGCAATGTTGTATGGGCGTATGCTGTCGTACATTCGGGTTTCTTTCTTCTAATCGTTGTTGTAGCTTGGCGAGTCCGCCTCCGACGCCGCATGTGTGGCAGTACCATACCCCTTTGTCGAGGTTGATGCTCATGGAGGGCTGGTGGTCGTCGTGGAGTGGGCAAAGTATGTGTTGCTCGTTTCGTGACGGATTGTACCGTATCCGGTAGGTGTCGAGGAGGCGGCAGGTGTCAGAGGTGTGGGAGGAGCTCGTTGAGGGTTGATACCACATAGGCTTCGCTCCAGGGTTTGTTGCGCTGTTTCATGACGACGAGTCCGATGGTGGAATTGTTTTGTTTGTTTCGGTGTGTTTCGTAGTTGCGTGCCTCCCGGCTGGCTTGTTTCACGAATTGGGCGAGATGGGGCTGGCCGGCTTTCGCCTCGATAATGTAGGTTTTATGGCCGGTTGTGAGGATGAGGTCGCCTTCGTCCTCTTTACCGTTGAGGTGGAGGCGCTCTATATCATAGCCGGTGTCGCGTAGCTGGTGGAGGAGTCGTGTTTCCCATTCTGCGCCGGCCCGACGGTTTCTTGATTGCTGTGTCGCCATCATAGTCCTTTGTGTGTTGTGGTCATGTTCCAGGGCTGTTTTTCGGCGAGGGGCCCGAAGAATGTGTATTCAGGGTAGGCTCGCAGTCTTTCGTATCGGGTGCCGTCGGGGCTGGATTTGCCTGTGCGCTGTTTGAGTACGGCGATGCGTGCCTCTGCCGGGATCGATAGCCCGTTGCCATTATCCTCGCCACCATACAATGAGACTCCGAGGATGAGTTGTGGTTTTTCGGAGAGGCCGTTTTTGATTTCCCGCCTGGCTGGCGGGTGTTCAATATCGGTGCCGGTTTTGTCGGTTGCGTGGTGTGTGACAATAATGGTGGATCCTGTATCGCGGCCTAGCGCTGTGATCCATTGCATGGCTTCTTGCTGTGCCTGGTAGTCGGATTCGCAGTCTTGGATGTCCATGAGGTTGTCGATAACAATGATGGGCGGGAAGGTGTTCCACATTTCCATGTAGGCTTGTAGTTCCATGGTGATGTCTGTCCATGTGATGGGTGACTGAAATGAGAATGTGATGTGTTGGCCGTGGTGGATGCTGTCTCGATAGTATTCTGGCCCGTAGGTGTCGATGTTTTGTTGTATCTGTGTGGTGGTGTGTTGGGTGTTGAGGGATATGATTCGTGTGGAGGCCTCCCAGGGTGTCATGTCCCCTGATATGTAGAGGGCGGGCTGGTTGAGCATCGCTGTGATGAACATGGCTAGCCCGGATTTTTGGCTGCCTGAGCGCCCCGCGATCATGACTAGGTCCCCTTTGTGGATGTGCATGTCCAGGTTGCGGTAGAGGGGTTCTAGTTGTGGTATGCGGGGCAGCTCGGCTGCGGTTTGGGAGGCTCTCTCGAAGGATCGTTGTAGAGAGAGCATCGGAGCCTTTATCTATCGGTTGGATGTGTATTGGTGGTCAGATGGAGTCGATGTCCACATCATCACTGCCCGTGGTGTTGGGCTGGCTGTCTCGCTTGTCAACATATGCTGCTACGAGGTCGTAGATGGCGTCATCCAATGGTTTGAGAATAACGGCGTTGAACCCGTTTTTGGTGCGCACAGTGGCTAGTTTGAAGGCCTGCTCTTCTCCCAGGTATGTTTCGAGTTCGCGGATCATGGAGTGTGGCCGGTCGTTGTTGCCTCGCACTTTTTCGATGATGGCGTTGGGGATGGTTTCTGGGGTGCCGTTGTTGAGATCATCTAGGGTGTGGAAGATGGTCACATCAGCGTAGATGCGGTCTGCGGTCTGTCCGCCGTAGCCTTCAGTGTTGTGCTGCACGTCGTGGACTTTGAAGGCGATGGCGGTGGCGTCCTGATTTTTGGACGGGTTGAAGAAGGTGCTGTCGTTGTTGTTGCGGTAGTTTGCGAGTCCCATAACTGTTTTCCTTTTACTGTTTATGTTTGGTTTTGTTGGTTTGTGTCGGTTTTTATCGGGTGAGGCTGTTGCGTTTGCTGCGGAAGGCCTCGGACACGTCAGGGTTACTGGTAATAATCTTTTTGTACTGTTTCAAAAGGTCGGCTAGCTGTGTCTTGCTGGTTGCGTTGCTGATTTTGTCGATGACGATGGTGTTTTCTTGGGATGCGATGTTGTCTACATAGTTTTTGGCGGCCTGATCGTATCGGTCTTGGAGAATAATGGATGCGCTCGCGATCAGGGTTGCGAGATCCCAGTCTTTAGAGACGGTGTTGTCTTTGAGTCCGCCTAGCAGGTCAATAATGGATTGTTTGATGTCGTCTGTGGTGTCTCCGCGGATGACCGCCCACGGGGCTGCATAGTCGCCGCCGTATTTGAGTGTGACGGTGATACGGTCATCACCACTGCTGTTGGTATCGGTCACTGGTTCTCCTCATCTTTCTCTGTCGGTGGTGTGATGGTGGTTTGGATCGGGTACCTGTAGGCGTCTTTCCCGTTGACGGCCCAGCATGCGTCCCGTACGGGGCATCCTTTACACATTGTGGTGACATGGGGGACGAAGATGCCTTCGCTGATTCCTTTCATTGCTTGACTGTACATGGATGATACATGCCGGTAGGTGTTGTTGTCAAGATCGTACAGTTCGGTGGCTGTGCCCTCGGTTGGCGATGTGGTGTTAGTGCGGCTGGTGGCGGGGGTCCAAAACATGCCTTTCGTCACCTGGATGCCATTCTGGGCGAGCATGTACCGGTAGGTATGCAACTGCATAGCATCAACCGGCAGTCGACCGGTTTTGAGGTCGAGGATGAATGTTTCGCCGGTGTTGGTGTCGGTGAAGACACGGTCGATGTAGCCAACAATCTTGGTGCCGTCCTGGAGTGTGGTTTCGACTGGATATTCGATGCCTGGCTGGCCGTCCAAAACCGCGGTGTGGTATTGTGGATGGTTTGTGCGCCACTGTTTCCACCTGTCGACGAAGATGGGGCCATAGTGCATCCACCAGTCGTAGTCTTTTTTGTTGGGGCCTCCGGTTTCGCACATGTTTTTGCACACTCTGCCGGAGGGTTTGATTTGGGTGCCCTCTTCTTTGACTAGGGCGATTTGGGTGTCGAAAACATTGTTGAAGGATGAGAGTTTATCGGGTATTTCGGTGTATTCTGCGGGATTGTACAGGTGGAGGTCGTATTGTTCGGTGATGTGGTGTATAGCACTGCCGGCGATGGTGGCGTACCAGGTGTGGTATTGTGCATGGTAGCCGTGGGATAGGCGCCATTTTTCTCCGCATTCGGCCCACTGGGACAGGGAACTGTAGGAGATGTGGCCTGGATGGTTGATGGTTTTCGGGTGTTGTGCTAGAGGCATGTTAGTTGTTTTTGTTCCATGGGTTGCGGGTGTCTAATCCGGTGTCATGCTGCTGGTAGGCGAGGAGTGCGAGGCAGTGCCATGCTGCGTGTGCCAGGTGGGGTAGCCCTGATTCATCGTCGAGGTTGTGTCCTTGCTGCCAGGCTAGCAGGTGCCTATAGAGGGCGTCAACACTGTGGCTCCACGGGTATCCTCCGGTCCAGTTGTTGTCGCCGTATTTGGTGGCGCCGTATCCGGCTACTTCGCCGAGCGAGTGGAGGGATGCGGGGTCGATGAGGGAGAGCCTGCACAGTTTCAATTCTTTTCGGGCTCCGGTGTTGGGGTCGGTGTACATGCTGGTGGGCTGGTCCATGGGGTGTGCTCCTTAGGGGTTGGTTACTGGTTGTTGTTGTGGGCTAGGGCTACGGCGAGAATAATGATGGCGAGGGTTTCAGCAATAAGTATGGGTGTTGTGATCATTTGGTGTTGTGGGGATTGTAGGTGAGGGTTGATGCACCTAGAAGCGATGCGAGGGCGCATGCGGCGATGATGGCGAGGGCGGCTTTGTGGCTGGTGCCGGTGGCGTACATCCATGTGATGATGGCGCCTTGGATCCAGGCGAGGCTGGTGAAGAATGTTTCGTAACTGTGCAACTCGATGTTGTTGGGTGTGTTCATGACTGTTCCTGGATGATGGTGTTGATGGTTTTGTAGATGTTGTACAGGTCGGTTTCGATGGTTTGTAGCTGTTTGATTTGGTGGTCGAGGTTGATGTCTGGGTTGAGGGTGTTGATGCGGGATGCGATGTCGGTGGCTGTGCGGAGTGTGCCGCCAGTGTGGTGAATGATATGTGCGGTGTCGGCGAGGCCGGTGGTGACAGCATAGTGGGAGAGGAGAGGCATAGCGGTCCTTGGCGGGTTAGTGTTGCGGGTTGATGTTGAGGTCGGTGACGTGCGGGTGGTCTTCTGTTCCGGTGACGAGGCAGTGGACTGTGACGGGTAGTTTGGATGCTCCCGGCTGGCGGACGGGGGCGCCGTAGACGATGCTGAAGGTGTCTTTGTCAATGATTTTGTGGAGTTGGAGGTCGATGTCGGGGTTGCCGTTCCAGTTGACACCTTGCGTGGCGGCCTGTTGTTCGGCTTTGCGGTTGCAGGTGTGGGCTGCGGTGATCATGGTGAGACCCTGCGCTGTTTCTTCTCCGCGCTGCTGTGCTTGCTGGTGTACCTTTTTTTGTTCGGCTTGTAGGGAGCGGACTGCTGCGGCCTTCCTGGCTGTCTTCTCAGCTTTGCGCTGCTGGACGGTTTTGGGGGTCCATTCGGTGTTGGCTGTGGTGGCTTGTGGTGCGGGTTGTGAGGCGAGTGGCGGGTTGTCGTCGGGTGCTGGCATGAATGATGCTGCGGCGATGATGGCGGCTGTGATTCCGGCGATGGTGTAGCCTGTTTTCTTGTTCATGGCTCTGTGTTCCCCTTTCGTGGGGTTTGTTCGTTGCTGACATGATCAATACTTTCAGCGGCTGGGCCCACTGTCAAGGTGTCGCTCAGTTTGTGTGAGCGATCCTTGTGTGGCTAGGGGTGATGGCTTCTTTCGCCCAATAGGATGTGCCACCGCTGGTCCAGTATCCGAGTTTGTTGCGCTGCATGCCCTTCGCCTCCATCTCGTCCACGGTGAGGCACCTGCGGCGATTGGGGCCTTCCTTGACCCCATGGTCGCCTACCCGGTGCATGTCGCCTGAGGTGGTACTCGTGAATGTTTCGTGGCAGATTGTGCAGTGCTCTGGCTTGTATCCGATGATTGTGCTATCGCACTTGTGGCATGTCCATTGCATGATTGCTCCTATTTTCCATTATAAGACTTCCTGTAGTGCCATTTTAGCGCCTTGCGGGTCTTGGGGGTACAACTATATAGGTCGGGTATTTCTAGGCGATTCTAGGCTCGTTGTGTGTGGTTGGGGTTTTATCGGGCGCATAGGGTGAGGAGTTGGCCAACATTGATGCGGGTCACGTTCCAGTAGAGTTGCGTGGCTTCCTCACTGGTGAGCGGCTTCCACTCATCATGGCTGAACACGGTGCCATCGGTGGCGATGAATGTGTTGGGGCGTAGCTTGTGAAGTTCAGTCTCTACACGCTGCCGGTAGGTTTCGGCGAGGCCCTCAAAATCCATGTGGTCGCAGTGGAGGTTTTCGAGGCGTGTCAGGTCGATGGGTGTGGGGCAGTCGTAGCTGGCGGGGCTGTAGAGCTGGGTGAAGTGGTTGGCGATCTTCTGCATGACGGGTTCCTTTTCTCGTGTGGTGGGTTGATAGTTTTATCGTGTGGCTTCGGCAATGATGGCGTCGAGGTCGATCATGTCGATCATGTCGTGGAGGTCCTCAGCCTCATCCGGGGTGAGTGGCTGCCAGTTGCGTGGCCCATACACTGCACCGTCGAGAGTGATGGTCCAGTCAGGCCGGATGAGCCAGACGGCTTCTTCGACTTTGGCACGGTGCAGGCGGCAGATGATAGACGTGTGGGTGTTGCCTATGTCACATCCTGCCAGGTGTGCGGGGTGGAGTGGGTTGATTTCTGTCTGCCCATAGAGGCTAGTGAAGGATGGTGTGATGAGTGTGCCATCCATGAGGGTGTGCTCCCTTCTGAACTGTTTGGGTTGGTTGTTGTGGTTTCTAGAGTGTGTAGGTTTCGATCCCATAGTCAAGGCTGCGCTCAAACCCAGTGAGCGTTTCATGGGATGTGGCAGGGGATGTGGCGTATCTCACTTAAGCCTTTATTGCCTCTCTCAGCGCCTCAAATCCTCTGAGGGTAGGATTATGCAGGGTTGGTCCTTCTGATCGATTCTAGGGCCCTTCTAGGGTGTCTCAGGGGTATGTCTGGGTGATAGCGGGTGTGGCAGATGATCTAGCGAGTCAAGGTGCCGAGCTGAGACATAAGATCTATCATCTAGGTGTGTGAAATGTATCACACTCTCCTAGCTTAGTGTGCACCCTCAAGGCCACTCTGCCGATCTAGCGTGAAGGGTGTAGCCCAGAAATGCCGTTTAAAGCCTTCCCATGGCGCCTAGGAGCGCCTTACAGGGTGGGGGCTAGGTGTTTATACCCCCAGCATATTCTGATCGATTCTAGACGCCTCCAGGAGCCCGATACACGATCCGCTATCCAGACGCAGACCATCAACCCCTATCCTGGTTAGCTAAGCCTCAACTATGTGGACAGTGTGGGATACTAAGGGGGAAGAAGGACACGGTAAAAAGAAGAGGGGTGAGTATCAGCCTTAGGGTCTTAGCACTTAGCACCGAGCCCTTGAGGGGGCTCGGCATCAGCCCGAACAGGCACAGCTCATCAGGCACAGCCCTGAAAGGAGTACACGCCATCAGGGAAGGCTTGAGAGTACGAGGAGCCCTAGCGACGAGTACTCGAAAGCCTGAGGGAACACCCATCAGTGCTGATGGGCCTAGCGTGTTCGGAAAGGACACAGGAGTACAGTGTGACAGCTGTCCGGGAGTGAAACCCGTTCCGACTAGGGGTTTCAGCCTTAACCACCCTCAAAGGTTACAAGACTCTAAGAAAATTTAAGGAAAAGTTTAGGTTTAATTTTTGGACCTTTACTACCAAAAACACCCGTTTACACCCCTCAAACCCGCCTATAGAGCCAAAACCACCAGTTTGACTCATCCCAGGTGGCATATGATAGGCTGGACAGGTAGCCAGCTGGACGCAAGGCCGAAATCCGCTGACGCGGCTTTCACCCTTACATCCATCAGTCTACCAAAGACTTAAAGACCTAAGGGCTTAGCGCTAAGGTGCTGATAGCTTAGCACCGAGCCCCTCAAGGGCTCGGCATCAGTCTTAAAGCTTTAAACACTTTAAGTAAACTTAAGAGCTTAGCACTTAAAGTTAATTAATAACCTTAAAGGCTTACACACTTAGCACTGAGCCCTTCAAGGCTCAGCATCAGTATAAAGATCTTAACACCTAAGTTAAGTATAAAACCTTAAAGGCTTAGCACTTAAGGATATAAACTTAACATCAGTGTTTAAGACTTTAAAACTTAAAATAACTATTAAGACTTAAAGACTTATAAGCTTTAAACACTTAAAGTAACTATAAGACCTTAAAAACCTTAAGTACTTAAAGTTAACCATCAGTCTTAAACTTTAATATTATAACCTATAAGTCTTAAAGCTTATAGGTATAATAATATAATATAAGTATTAAAGCTTATAAGTTATAAAAGTTTTAGAAGAGCTAAGGGGTTAACTTCTTTACTTCTCTACTCTCTTTGGTTCTTTCTCTCTTCTCTTCTTTTCTTCATCAGGGGAGAAGAGGAACCTTTAACGTCAACGCTGATGGGCTTTTCGCCGTGTGTCTCGTGTACCACCGGTCGCACGCTCCCGGTTGTACACTCCCCACACTCTTACACCCGTGTCCCTTTACGGCTTGGCGTGTTCGGCTGAAGGCGTACGGCGTGTCACGCTCACACCCTTAACGCCAGGTAAGACTTAAAGTGTATATTATATGTAGAAGACTTTAAAACCTCTAAGGTGTTTCTGCTTAGCCCGTGTCCTTCAACGCTAGGCGCCAAGCGCTAAGCCTTGAAACGCGAACACACACCCACCCCACATTTTTCTTTCGCGTCCTTCTTCTTTTGACACAGCTGGGGGGCGATGTGATCTTTTTCACACCCAGGGGGGTAGTGGAGAAAACAAACACCCCTGCACAAACAGAACCCCCCGCCAAACGAACAAAACAGCCCCCAGAATCGATCGACAGGGCAAGGGTAGAGTATTCATACCCCCAGACGATTCCAAGCCGTTAGAGGGGCAATGAGAGGCTCACAGGGGCCATAGGTGATCGGGGGACGCGATGGCACACACCAACCGCACAGCCAGCCAAGCCCACCGACGCTGGCGGCAACGACTCATCACCCAAGCCCGACAACAAGGCCAAACCGAATGCCCACTCTGCGGAGCCACCATCACCTGGGACACCTACCAGCTACCAACCAGCCCCGAAGCCGACCACATCACACCCGTCAGCAGGGGAGGACTCAACACCCTCGACAACGGCCAAATCATCTGCAGAACATGCAACAGAAGCAAAGGCAATCGCAGCCAACCAAACATCAAATTCCAACAACAAACCACAAAAACATTGATTCCATGGTGAAAAACCAGCCAACCCCCACCGGGAACACCCCCTGCACACCCGTGCAAGACC